GTGTGCGTATGCCTTCATACCTTTTAGCGCGAGATACACAGCAAGAGGGGTATCTAGTTGCACCTTTATCTCAGCCGCCTGCAGGGTTTCGCGGGCGGCTAGGCTAAGTCCAAGCCTTCAACATACAGGGGCTCAATGAGTCTGCTCAGTGCGATGACATCGGGTGCACTGAGCGTTCGCAATTCTTCGTGCGATTTCCACAGCGTTTCGCCGTTCGCATCGAGCACATGCGCGGCGCAGTAGAACGCAGGCATGAACACGCCGCGCTTCTCTGCATCTTGCGCTGCAACCAAATCAGCAACCGTAGGACGGCGAAGCGTCACAGATTGCTCACGGAATTTCACCGTGACATTTCGGGCAAGTAGTGCATCAAGAATCATGTGATTGCTGCACTTGAGAAGATGAGCGTTGCGCTGCCTTGGGCGATCTGTGTGCCGGGCGCAACAGTGACGGTGAAGTCCTGCACGAACGCGTTACCACCGATGCTTGCTCCGCTGGCCCATGTCACTCGAGCATTGGTGAGGATCGTGCCACCAGTGATACCACTCAGAATGCTTGTGTGAGATGCATCGATAAAGAATTCGATCTGCACCGTGCCCTCGAGCATTCCTTGGTGGTAGGTGCGGTATGTGTCACCGAGCGATGTCACATCGATCTGCTGTCGAGTGATTGTCGCCGTAGCAGAAGCCATGTCTGCGATGGCTGTGCCGTTAATGCTGAAACTTGCTCCGGAAACAGGACTAGGCATGGTTCACCCACAAGATGTAAGAGGCTGTGCAGACGGCGTAGTTTTGCTCGTCGCCGTCTGTTATGTCGGGCTCGTCTAATACGCCTTCGCTCACTGTGACAATTTCAATGGTGGTCGGATCTGCCTGCGATTCTGAGATGAGAACCGCGCGCGCCGCAGCCGTAAGCGTTTGCGCTGCAAGCATCGTGGTATCGACGGCAAGCACATCAAACTCGTAACGGAACCACGCACCAGTGATCGCACCTAGCGTCATCTGCTCGCTCAAGTTGACGCGCACAACCAACGCTGGCAACGCGCTGTTTGCGATGCGAGCGCCGGTATAGATTCGCCGTACCGCTGAGGTTTGGTTGGTAAGCCAACCGATGATCAATGACTCGATCATGCGACCTCCACAGTATCGATCACAGCGACTCGATTGCGCTGCTCGAGATTGCGAATGCCTTCAATGCGCAGGATTCGATTGCGAAACTGAATGCGGTCTGCTGTGGTCATCGTTACACGCGCGATGTTCGGCCAGCGCGTGCGCAACTCGAACGACGAGACATTTGCGACGCCTGCACCCATCGATGTTTCACTTGGGGGGTTTTCGCGTGCGTCAACAATGATGGTGCCCACATTGGTGTATGTGGTTGATCGGCGGCCCAACGCATCGAGCGTTGTCGAGGCCCGCAGCACGGGGCAACGCCATCGTGTGAGGCCAGCGCTAATCATGCGAAGAGTCCCCGCACTCGCAAGTGCTCGAGCATGAATTGAGCACCGAGCGGAGGTGCAGTCAGCGTGATTGGCTGCATTGCCTCAGGATTGTTGTACCACGCGCCAACAAGCCCGATGATTGCATGCGCTACCTCGTTTGGCTCAGTGCTGTAACCCGCAACATAGGTCACAGTGGCAAGCGTTCCTTCTTTCATCTCAGGTAAATTGATGAACTCCAGCGCCGTCAAATCCTTCGAGGTATCAAGGTAGTAATCGGTGCCACTTGTGAGCGTTACCGATGCGCCTGCGGGATCGGTGTACACCACGCTTGTAAGCGACACGAACGGTTGCACAGCGAACACGGTGCGCTCGAATTCGCGCAGAAACATCGTGCGACTCGCCTGCGTCATCGTGAGCCCTGTGTATCGCTCAACCCACGATGTTGCTGCGCTGATCAGACGGGACAACTCTGTGTCATCGTCGTTGAAATCGATGCGCAGCGCGAGTTTGACTTGTGCGGTTGTGACTGCCATGGAAACCTACTGAGGGGGTTTCCCCCCTGAGTAGGCAGGTGCGCATGAGGAGGCACGCGCGGAAAAGAGATGATCAGCAGGTGATTGCAGCGAACGCATCCGCAAGCATGACTTTGGAATCGGTGCGAGCGTAGGTGTACAGCGTCACACGGTGATTCGCCGCAGCGCTGTACGGATCAACAAGCGATGTCATGCCAGTGCGGTCGAAAATCTCAAAATAGTTGAAATCTCCGATGACTGCGAAAACATTGCCGTTGCTGGTTGCCGTTGGAACATACTGGCCGACCGAGTACGGCACGCCGTACAGAAGGCCTGGTGCACCGCCAACCATGGTCTGCGAATTTGCAGGTGCTTGCGTCCAGATGTATTCCTGTGCTCCGCTCGTCGTGATGCTGTTCTTCAACTTGCGCGCGACGCGAACGAAGGTATCCGAGACAAGCCAACGGAAACGAGGCGAGTTGCGGTACTGCGGTGCAACGAGGTGCACAGTATCAATCACATTGTCTGCGCTGATCGTCGTGACAGCAGCGCCACTAAGGTCGGTGACCTGTGTGATTGCAGCGGTTGCGATACCTTGCGGTTCAGCAGGGGTAGCGCTTGTGTCTCCGACGGTGTAGAGCTGTTCCATTTTCAAGCCAAGCGACATACCGATACGGCCTGCCACCCAGTCGAGCCCGCTTCCGATGCCGTTTTGTCCGATTGCATCCTCGATGAATTCTTGATTCATCGTTGTTGCGCAAACAATCTTGCGCGGCGTAATGCTGATTGCCGTACCGAAGCCAGGATCAGACGCGGTGATTGCACCTGCTTCTGCCACTACTGCGGAAGTCGGAAGTGCACCTTCGACCGTAATGGTGCGCTTTGAATCGATTGAAGTGACTGGAGCAATGCTGCGCAGCACATTGGTTTGGTACATCTTTTCAATGATGCGCCGTTCCATGTCGGTGGGAATTCCTGCGCCTGAAGTACTAGTTGCGAGCACGCGAAGTTCCGCAGCGTCACCGCGTGCAACTGCTGCGATCCAACGCTGCGCGTACTCAGGGCTTGCGAGGTCGTAGCCTGATTCGCGCTTTGCGGGAAGCGCTGCGCGGAACTGCGGCTGCGAGCGCTCGGCCTCGAGCGCTGCGATGCGCTCGTTGGCTGCACGAAGTGCTGCGCGATCCTGTGCCGCACGCTCGACTGCATCAAGGTCTGCATCGATGCGCGCGATCTTCTCGCGCTCCTCGCCGCTTCCGCGAATCTCAACATGGTGCGTCTTTGCACCCGTGCGCGATGCAAATGCGTCGAGCGTCTTACGGTACTCGTGAACGGTGTTTTCGATGTTGGTCAGTTGGTCAGACATGTTGCATCCTCTGCTTGTGGATTTCGAGCCGCAGACGCGCGGCTTCGGTTGCAGCCGCGTGAACATCACGCAGGCTCGAATTTGTCTTATCTCCGTACGCAGCATCAACCACCACGCTCAACTCAACGAGTCGCGCAGCAGTCACAGTGCGTTCTGTGCGTCGTGGGTTCCACTCGTCGCGGTCAACAAAAAACCCAAACGACATTTCTCCGCTCAAGTCGCCACGCTCAAGCAGCGCTCGAACATCTCGACCGATGCTTGTGTCGGCCAGTTCCGCGGTGAATCGCAAACCGGCTGCGGTATCGGTAAGTTCGAGCGTTCCGCTGCGCGTGCGAGCGAGCAAAGCGCTGCTATCGTGGTTGAACAACAGTTTGATGTCAGCGCCCGCAAGGTCGCCAAACGCACCGCGCGCGATCTTCTCGCGGAACTGCGGCGCAAACGGCTCGCTGATTTCACGACTCCACTTGCCATACGGAATCGCAAGCCCTGCGAGCGTGCGGCCTGCTGGCGCTGCAATCGAAACGCTGCGACGCTCAAGTGAAGTCATCGACACTCCCTGCGCTTGTGTCGCTTCCGAGGTTGGTAGTACCACCGCCAGTACCCATGTTTTTCGCCACGATGGGCTCATCAAGTCCTGGCAACGGGTCGAGGTCGAGCCATTCGCGCGCCTCGTTTCGCGTGATCACGCCGGACTCGACGCCAGTGCGGAGCGCGGCCATTTGCTCGGCGAGCGAAGGCCTCGAGATGACATCGGTATCAAAGTGCGACTCGCTGAATGGTGCGAGTTTCGCGCGGATTTCCGATTGCCACGCAGCGAACCAGTGCGACAGACACGCATCTACATACATGCGTGATAGCCATTCCATCGACCCATACGCGTTTGCAGAGTGCTCAGACAAATACGATGTCGGAACACCAAAGATGCGCGAAGCATCCTCGACTGAGTAGCGACGCGCAGCCGCAATGCCTTGATCATCGAGCGTGCTCGAGATGCGCTCAACCTTCATACCCTCGCTCAACACCAGTGGCTTGCCTGCGTTTGCTGCGCCGCTGTGATCGCGTTGGTACTGCTCAAGCAGCATTTGCTTTGCCGTTGATGGCATCGGGCCAGGGTGCACGAAAGCAATCTTTGGATTGCCGGCGTTCTTCATCACCTCGAGTTGTGCGCTTTCCTGCGCGGCAAGCACACTGAGTGATGTGCGGCACAATCGAATGGGTGATTCGCCCCACAGGCCGTCGAGCCCAACGGCGCGTAGGTGCAGCATCGATTGCATCGGCACCTCGCCGTATTGGCGAGTGCGATACACAGGCTCGGCCTTCGTCAAGTCGAGAGACACGCTCTCGATGTCAACAGGCAACAACTCAAGCAATTCGCCACCGATGGTGCGATTGATGACCGCGAACGAGTTGCCGTACAGCAGGCATTGCAGCGTCAAAGATCGGCGGAACTCGAAACCGTTTTGCCATCGGTTCGGCTGCGCAAGCAGACGAGCCACGATGTCTTCTTCGATCTCGAACGGCGTGCGCGCAACATCATTCGCAATC